GTTTCAGTCGATTGGGATTGCCGTGGGCAACGTGGTACTGCCGCCGTTGAACGAGTTTCTCGCGTTTGTCGGTCCGATCGCCGATAGCGTCGCGGCATTCGCGACGGCCAATCCCGAGCTGGTCAGGGGGCTGCTGGGCGCGGCCGGTGGCCTGATCGCGTTGCGGGGTGCGGCGGCGGTGGCGACGGTGGCCATGAAGATTTTTTCAACGGTGTCGAGCCTCACGCCACTGGGCATTGCGGTGCGCGCGCTGGCCTTGACCTCGGGGTTCCTGATCGGGAACTGGTCGAAGGTCAAGCCGTTCTTCGAAAAAGTCTGGGCGGGCATCAAGGCGGTGTTTTTCAGCTTCCCGCTGGTGCAGGTGATCGAGGAGAACTGGGGGCCGATTACCGAGTTCATGTCGGCGCTTTGGGGGGCGACGAAGGTGGTGATCGAGTCGGCATGGGAGGGCATCAAGGCGATGTTCGTCAACTTCACGCCGCTGGGCATCGTGATCAAGAACTGGGAGCCGATCGTGACGTGGTTCTCGCAGCTGTGGGGGCGCGTGAAGCCCTATATCGAGCCGTTGATGAGCGGCGCGAAGTGGCTCGGCGGAAGGCTCGGCTTCGATGGCGGCAGCGCTTCGACGGGCGATGTGTTGCGCTCGGGCGCGGCGAGCTTGCGAAACTGGACGTTGGCGCAGCAGACCGGTGTGTCGACGGACACGGCGCGTCTCGCGAGCGGCGTGTTGGCGCGCGAGGGCGCGGGCAATGCGCGGCTTCAGGGCGATCTGAAGATCCGCTTTGAGGGCGCGCCCCCTGGCATGCGTATCGAGCAGGCGCAGACGAATCAACCGGGCCTGTCCGTGACGCCGAGCGTGGGCTATCGGTCGCTGTCCGGGGTGGCGCAATGAGGTCAACATGAGTTGGCGGGACAAATTGCGGCCGGCATCGTTTCGCGGGGTGCCGTTTCAGGTCTTTGACGACAAGACGCCGGTGGGGCGCCGGGTCGTGGTGCACGACTATCCGCGGCGCGACAGCAGTTATCCGGAGGATAACGGCAAGCAGACTCGCGAGTACAGGATGACGGCGTTCGTTATCGGGCGGGACTGTTTCGATCAGCGCGACAGGCTGCTGGATGCGCTGGAACAGGACGGAGCGGGTGAGCTGATTCATCCGTGGCTCGGCACGCTGCGAGTGCAGGCCGGCGAATGCGACATGACGCACACGAAGGCCGAAGGCGGGATGGTGCGCTTCACGCTGGTGTTTCACGACGCGCCGGACCTGAAGTATCCAGGCGGCGTGGCAAACACCGGTAAGCAGGCGCTGGGCAGTGCGGACGGCTTGCTCGATACCGCACTGAACCGGTATCGCGATGCGGTTGAGTTGGTCAATCTGGCGCAGGTGACGGTGGACGGTCTGATGCAACAGGGCGGATCGATCTTCGATGTGCTCTATCGATATGCGTCGCCGTTCACGGTGCTGTTCGGCAGTGTGCGCAGTTTTGTCGAAACACTCGTCGAAATGCCAGGCTCGATCGCTGACCGATTCGCGTCCGCGTTCGACACCGGGTGGGGTGTCGGTGTCGCACCGGAGCGCTATTCGGAGGCCATTTCCGGGGCGCTGGGCAAGGTTGGCGCGATTTCGACGCTAGAAGAGATTGCGCCGCCGCGCGGGCGCGAGGCGGGCAAGTTGTTCGACGCGACGATCGACCTTGTGCAGGACGTGTTGCTGGTGGAGGTCGTGCGCGACGTCGGTGAATTGCCTGCCTACTCGCCTGCGGTGCTGCCTGCGGGTGCGCCGGCGCTCGATGTGCAGATCACGAACCCGATGGCGGCCATCGATGTGCCGGTGGCCGACGATCTGCGTGAGCTTGCCGAGGTGGTGTCCGAATCGATGTGGCAGCAGGGCATGACGGCACCGCGCGAGCATTTCCAGGCACTGACAAACAGTCGGTTGAAGGTCGCGCAGCATCTGGCGAAGGTTGCGCGCGAAGGCGTCGGTCTGGTGACCATAAGGCCGCCGCAATCGGTGCCGGCGCTCGTGCTGGCTCATCGCAGGTACGGCGACGCGACGCGGGCGGACGAGATCGTGATGCGAAACCGCGTCGCGCATCCGGGGTTCGTGCCAGCTGTACGGTTGGAGCTGCTGTCTCAGTAGCAGAGACCTGAATTCAGAAAGGCGAAAGCCCCGGACCGTTCGCAGCGGCCGGGGCTTTCTTGTTTGCACCATTCACACGATGACCGATGGCGAAACATACCGACAAGTATAGGCGAAGAATGTTGATTTCGTGGACGAAAGAAGAAGGCTTTAAGCTCGACATCCCGTACAGCAAGTGGCTGATTTTCTGCGTAGGGTTGGCGATCGTGGTTAACGCCATTCGCTGGTGGTAAGCAACGGAATCGATGTATCCCAAAAGGCGAAAGCCCCGGACTGTGACGAGCAGCCGGGGCTTTCTTGCATCAACCCGCTGAGGAAGCAGAAGGAAGGCATGAATGGATTTTAGCAAACTCATGTGGAGTTGCGAGCTATGTTGAAAGAACTCCCGACGCAGCGGTTCTGGGCCCTCTGGGTCGTGGCCTTGTGTTTTGGGGCTGGATACCTGACTCATGCGGTTCGTTGGTGGTAAGCCGTGGAATCGATGAATATAAAACAGGAATGCGAACTATGTTTAAAGAAGTTCCGGCGGTGAGATTTTGGGCGATCTGGTTGCTCGGATTCCTTTACTTCGCAGCGAAGTTTCTTGACGTTCCCCTTGTTGTGTCGTGGCTGTCGCGATGATGCTTGACGACTATGGAAACGTCCCGAGCTGCAGATGACTATGCAGGGGAGGTAACGGCATGGATGCACAAAGCAAGCCGGACCCGAACCGTGTAACGCTGACAGTCAACGGTCTCGACTTTGCCGGATGGACCGATGTTCGCATCTCTGCCGGTATCGAACGGCAGGCTCGCGATTTCGCGCTCGCGATCACGTGGAAGTGGCCCGGTAGCGGCGACGTGCCGCGGCAGGTCAAACAGGGCGACCGGTGCGAGGTGCGTATCGGAGCCGAGCTGGTGCTGACCGGATACGTGTTTTCGACGCCGATCCGGTATGACGCCGCATCGCTCACGTGCGGCATCGAGGGTCGGTCGCTGACGGCCGACCTTGTCGACTGCGGAGCGGACAACAAACCGTCGCAATGGCGCGGCCAGCGCGTAGGGCGGATCGTCGAGGCGCTGACGGCACCGTACGGCGTGAAGGTCGTCGACGAGTCAGGGGACGCGGGAACGCTGGCCGATCACACGATCGAGCCCGGTGAAACGGTCTTCGATTCGATCGACCGGCTGCTGCGCCTGTCGCGTCTGTTGTCGACCGATGACGAGCACGGGCGCCTGGTTATCGCCGAGCCGGGGAGCGCGGGCAAGGCGTCCGACAAGCTCGAGCTCGGCGTCAACATCAAGGGCGGCGATGCGCCGCTGGATTTCTCACAGGTGTTCTCCGAGTACGTGTGCAAGGGGCAGCGCAGCGGAACCGATGAGGCGTTCGGCCTCGCGGCCAGCGAGATCGAGGCGCGTGTGGCGGATCCACGTATCGCGCGACACCGGACGATGGTGATGCGCGAGGCGGGCCAGATGAGCGCTGATCTTGCGCGGCTGCGTGTCGAATGGGAAAGCGAGAACCGGATCAGCAAGGCGTTGGCGACGACCTACGAGGTGCAGGGCTGGCGGCAATCCAGCGGGCAAATCTGGCGACACAACCAGATCGTTCGCGTCGTTGACCCGATCATCGGTTTCGATCGCGACATGCTGATCGTGGAGATCGAATACTCGCAAAGCAATGGGGCAGGGATGGTGACGAGACTGACGGTGGCCCCGCCGGACGGCTTTGCAGCCGAACCGTTCACGCGGCGCAAGAAGGTCAAGGGCAAGAAGAAGGGCAAGGACAACTTTGAATTTCTGCTGCCGGCAGATTGGGACAAGCAATGAACAGGTTGGGTGCGTGGTTGGTTCGCGGGGTCGTGTCGCTGGTGAATTCAGCGTCGAAGATGCAGACGTTGCAGACGCGGCTGATGGCGGGCGGGGTGAAGGATGGGGTCGAGCATTTCGAGCCGTACGGGTTCACGTCGCATCCGATGGACGGGGCCGAGGCGATTGTTGGCTTTCTTGGCGGCGACTCGTCGCACGGCGTTGCATTGGTCGTGGCCGATCGCCGATTTCGGCCGCTGAATCTGAAGCCTGGGGAGGTCGCGATTTTCACGAACGAAGGTGACAGCCTGATTCTGCGCAACGGCCGCATTGCCGAACTGACGACGGGGACGTTCAGGGTCAACGCCTCCGAGAAAATCGAGTTCAATTCGCCGATCGTGGAGGCGTCGGAACAGGTTGTCG